CGACGATATCAAGCCGTTCCAGCCGCCGCGGCGGCCCCTGCGCGGCATCGACGACGCGGTAGCCGAAGGACAGCCCGTCGATCCGGCCCTGGCGCACCGCCTCCGCCGCGCGCGCCGCCACGCCGGGGCGCGGCATCAGCCGGCCAATTACCCGCAAGCCGCGCCCGTCCTCGCTGATGCTCTCGACAACCCCGATCGGCTGCCCGTCATCATGCTGCCAGAGCAGCGGCAAAGGCGCACCACCGAGCCGGGCGAGGCTGTCCGCGAACGCGCCTGGCAGGATCACGTCCCCGCCCCGGTCCTCGCGGTCGAAAATGGCGGCATAGCCGGCAAATCGCACAGCCCCGCTCATGACCTGAGCATCGACAGCAGGTCCCCGCGCGCGGCGAGGCCGAGCAGCAGCAGCATCACCAGCACCCGGACCAGCCAGCCGATCACCGCCGTGCGCGCCGCCTTCTTGGCATCGCGCCAGCCGCGCAGCAATTCGCGCAGCTCGCGCATGTCGTCCTCCGCGCTCCTGTCGGACAGGCCGAGGCGCGCCAGCGCCCGCTGCGCGCCGATCATGCTCGCCTCCTCGATGATCGCCCGGATCACCAGCAGGTCGCCGCCCCCGCCTTCCGCCTGCGCAACCAGGCTTGCCAGCATGTCATTGTCCTGCATGGTCAGATTGCTCCTGTCCCGATCCCTAGCATCGATCGTTTCTCCTCCGGCGAGAGGAAGTCGGCGGCGGCCACCCTGTCCCAGAGCGCGCCGCGATCGTCGATCAGTGCGTGGAGTTGATTGAGGTCGACCGACAGCCGCAGGCCGGGCATCCACGGCCCAAGCCCCTGCGACAGCGCGCCGAGCAGCTTGTCGGCCAGCGGCAGGATCGTCTGCCGCCACAGCGCCTTGTTCGCCTCCCGGAAATTGGCATAGCTATTGTCGCCCGGCAGCCCGAGCAGCATCGGCGGCACCCCGAATGCCAGCGCGATGTCCCGCGCTGCGGCTGCTTTCAGCGCCACGAAATCCATGTCGTGCGGCGAGAGGCTGAGCGCCTGCCAGCTGAGGCCGCCCTCCAGCAGCATCGGCCGTCCCGCATTGGCCGCCCCCTGGAAGGCAGCCTCCAGTTCCTCGCGCAGCCGGTCGAACTGTTCGGGCGACAGGTTCGCCCCGTCCGGCCCGTCATAGACCAACGCGCCCGATGGCCGGGCCGCATTGTCCAAGAGCGCCTTGTTCCAGCAGGTCGCCGCATTGTGGATCGCCACCGCGCCGGCGGCGGCATTGAGGCAGCCAAGGCCATAATGATCGTCGAGCGGATTGAACGTCCGCACATGGATGATTTCGGTGCGGCCCGCCGCGTCCTCGCCCGGATAGCGCGTCACGCGCTCGGACACGCGATAGCTGTAGGCGGTCGGCCAGCCATTGGCGTCCGGCTCCACGCTGACCCGTTCCGGCCGCAGCGGGAACAGGCGCGCGGGCTCGCCGGCGGCATCGCAGGCGATCTGCGCATAGCCATTGCCATGCAGCAGGACATGCGCCGCGAGCGCCTCCAGCAGCCCCTGCCCCGCCGACCGCGCCGTCACCAGCGCCAGCGCCGCCGGAACGTCTTCCGGGTCTGTCGCGGTGCCGGCAAGCGCGGCGCTGCCCACCCCCTCGCTCACCAGCCTGACCGCGCGCTGCGCCACCGGATTGGCGATGATCGCCGCGCGCAACTGCGCATCATAGCTTTGCGGCCATTCGCCCAAGGCGGCGATCGTGCCATTCATCCAGGCGCGCGAAAGCGCCGGCCGCGACGCTGGCGTCGCAGCCTTTCGACCGAACCATTTCATGTCATTCTCCTGATATGGATGCTGGTTCCAACCGTTCGTGTCGAGCCCTTCGACTGCCCGCAGGGCGGGCGCTCAGGACAGGGCTCGAACCGAACGGAAGAAGAGTGTGCTATTCAAGTCGTCCGCAGCTTCGGGAACCCCGCGGACTTCAGCATCAATTCCGTCAATGCCCAGACCAGCGCATCGGCGCGATCGGGCGATCGTCCCGGCCCGGCATAATGCCCGCCGATCAACATGCCGCACATCTCGTCCTCCAGCCGCTGGAACAGCCCCACATGCGCCACCCGCCCGGCCTCATAGAGGGCGGAGACAGGCTCGGCGCGGGCGGACTTGCCCCGGCTGGCATGCACCAGCCGGACCGGCAGATCGATCTGCGCCGCGCGTAGCACCGACGCCACCATGTCGCCGCCATTATTGGCCTCCGCCACGATCCGGTCGGCGCCCCAGCGATGACGCGCATGAGCCACCGCCCGCGCCCATTGCTCTGGCGTGGGCCGTTCCACACTCGCATCGTCGATCACATAGGCGCGGCCGTCCGCGCCGATCCCGGCGATAATGATCCCGCAGGCATCGCCGTTGCTCCCGGCGGGCGGGTCGACCCCGATCACCACGCGGCTGAGTAGCGGCTGGTCCGTCTGCGCTGCCAGGCCGATCGATCGGATCCGGCAACGCTCCAGCAGATCGCGTGTCCACAGCGCGCCATCCGGGTCCATCAGCAATTCGCCGTCCAGCTCCTGCCGGCCGAGCCGCGTCCCGCCATAGTCGCGCATCATCGCCTCCAGGAACGCGGGCGGCAATGCGCCGCTATTATCCATCGTCCGTCCCCGCGTGACCACCGTCCCCCGCTGTTCGAGCAGGCGGCACAGCAGGGCGACCGGCCGGGGCGTCGTCGTCGCCAGGGCCCGCGGCCGCGATCCGACGCGCAGCCCCATCATCGCATTGTCCCAGGCCAGTGTCCCGCGATGCCATTTCGCGATTTCGTCCGCCCACACATGACTATGCTGCGGTCCGCGCAGCGTTTCCGGATCGGCCGCGCCGAACAGGGTCGCACTCGCGCCATTGGGCCAGTGCAGCTGCCGCAGCGAGGGCTGCCAGACCGGCCGCAGCCAATAGGGCGCCACCGCCAGCACCCCGCTCTCCCCCTCGACCATCACCGAGCGGGCATCATGCAGGCTCGCGCCGATCAGTGCGATCCGGGCCGAGCCGTCCCGTTCGGCAATGGACCGGACCCACTCGGCGCCGAGCCGCGTCTTGCCGAAACCGCGCCCCGCCAGAACGAGCCACGTCCCCCAGTCACCCGGCGGTGGCAATTGGCCGGGCCGCGCCCGATGCTCCCAGCGGGTACGGAGATGCTCGAGGCCGGGCTCGCCGAGGAGACCAAAGAGAGTCTCTCTCTCATCCTCTGAAATGGTTGCGATCAGGTCGAAGTCGGACAGCGAGACATCAGATGCTTCCTCCATCACCATCCTCTCGCCGGTTGGCCTCTCTCCGGTTGGCGCTCAGCCGCGCCCGTATCTTCGCCATCTCCGCGCGAACCAGGGTCGCCGTGTCGTCGTCGTTGCCGGTGCGGGCGGCCTCGAACTGCCGGAACCGCTCCACCTCGTCGCGATGGGCCAGCAGCACCCGGAAGGCGATGGCATGCGGAAAGCTGTGTACCGTCTTCACCTGCTTCACCGCGCCGCTCGCGCCGTCGATGACGGTCTCGGTGCGCGCACTGCCCTCCAGCGAGTGCCGCAATAGCTGCATCTCGAGCTCGGCGAATCCGACATCGAGCGCCTGACGCCATGCCGCCGCGAATTGCGGGTCACGCTGCTTGCGCTGATAGGCTCCGCACTTGCCCATGCCCGCCGTCCGGGCGGCGTGAGCTACGTTGGCGGTAGCGGCGAGCTCCTCAAAGAAGATCGCCTCACGCGCCTTGGTCCAGCGCCTGCCGGACAATATTGTGCCCGGCACGCCCGCAACGATGCGCTCGTCCCCGTCTGCCATTGTCCACCTGTATGATGATGACGAATGGCAGCCCGCGATGCGTGCTGGCCTGGCTGCCCGCCGGAGGGCGGAAGCCGGATTCGTCAACGATGACGGGGAGGTGCCAGATCAGCGCGACGATGTCAAGGATTTTTATCCAAATAGGTTACAAGCGGCTGGCATAGCGGCACATGGCGCCGCTGGTTCAGAAACCCAGGTCGAAGATGTCGTTTTCCTCCTCAACCGCTATTTCGCCGTCATGGGACAGGGGATCGAATCGAGCGGCGGGCGCGTCGACAAATTCATCGGCGACGGCATCATGGCATTGTTCGGGATCGACGGCGATCCGGCGAAGGCCTCCAGGCACGCACTCGCCGCGGCGTTCCGCATGTCGGGCCGCATCGATGATCTCAACAGGACGTTCGCGGACGATTTGCCTCGGCCCCTGCGGATCGGCATCGGCATCCATTTTGGCAATGTCGTGCTCGGCGAAATGGGAGGGGGCCGCGCAACGAGCCTCACTGCGATCGGCGACTGCGTGAACACGGCCAGCCGTCTTGAAAGTCTCAGCAAGTCCTATGATGCCGAGCTCATCGTTTCGGAAGATGCCGAACGCCATAGCCAGCTCGACCTGTCGCCATGGCCCGTTCATGAGGTCACCGTGCAAGGCCGGAGCACGCCCATGAAAATCCGGGCATTCAGCCGCGCCCGCGAACTCGCCCGCCCTGCCGATCGGGCGTTGCTAGCCACGGCCGAACGGTTCGCATTTGCAGGAGCGATGGTGGCAGGGCTTGTATAGAACTAGTGCCTTACTGAATTGTAAGACATCAGTTTTTTGATATGTCGTCTGCATTCCCCCACATTCACCCCCACACTTTTGGAGGTGCGGCGCGTGAGCCCCCCGAGTGCCTCGCCCCATCCCGGTCGTGAAGCCAGTGCGCGTCGAGTGCGGACCGATACTTACCCTAGAACGCCGGGCAACCGACTACTGTGCTGAGGCGAGAGGGTCGGGAGCGGGTCAAGAAAGGATTGTTATTCCGAAGATGCCCCCAAGGGGGGATTTCATAGGAGCATTAGGGTAGGGGTTTAATGGTTGCTCACAGAATTTTTCAGAAATTTTCGCAATTTTTTTCGATGGTTCGATCGCAAACGGTCAAATTTCCGCGTTCATCAGTCTCTTTTGTCATCGTGGCACCTATATGAGGATTGGCCTGCTGCCCCGCCTTCACTGGTCCAGAAGGCATTTTTCTTGGGTAGGCCGAAAGTGTATTCGCTAATTTCCACGTTTGATGAACAGGGCTGCGAAAACCAAAATCATAGGGAGTACGATTCCAAGCAAAATACCGGGCACGCCCATTCGTGCTACAACACCCCAGGCTATAGTATTGCTTTGGTAGGGGAGATAAGAATTGGGGTTGTCAACATCGGACAACTTTATGATCATCATTGAACTATGATAATCTATTGCTGAACCCATTCGTATAAATGAAAAAATCAGAACTGTAGCGACAGCAAAGAGAACGATTACTATAATGCGCCGTTGTTCGTTGTTCATTGCGGCTTTCTCTCGATCGATTTGGGAACCCTTGGAGGCCCCGCTCATTTCGCATTTTTGGGTGAGCAGGAGAGCCGAGTCCGGTGTGATCACCTCATCAGCGCCGGTAGGTGACGGATTGGTAGCTCCCAGTTCGCGCGCAGGGGTGTCCTGTGGACTTATTTGGGGGTAGCGAGCAGATTTTTCGCGATATTTCCCAAAGAGATAAGCGCTGACTGTAAATATCCCGGCCCAAAGCCCGAAGCCGACTGCCTTTCCAATCGTAGCATCGCCAAAACGCCCCAGACAGAGGTCATTCAGGATCGCCATGTATGCTAGAACGGCCGTTGTCGAAGCCCAGGCCGCATATTTTCTTGTCCTTGTTATCGGGGGTTGTCCCAATATGGCGCCGTAGACAAGGACCACTGGTATCAGCGATATGAACGCTGCCAGCAAGGGCGCCCCGATAACACCCGCCGCTTCGCGTTGTGTGAGTGCTTGGGAATCCGCATTATCGCCGCTGTTCTGCATATCTGTTGGCTGCGCGCTATCGCTCGCCAGCGAAGTGGATTCATCCGCCCGATCAGTCGTCTGTGGGTTCAATCCGGCAGTTTTTGAGTTAGGCGGCATCGAACTGGGAAGTTCGGTCGCTGAGGCGACATAGCCGGCATTTTGAGAACGTATTTGAGCCAGTATCTCTAATGCAAGCAGTTCGTCCCGCCGGCTGTGAGGCCGGGACAGAAGCGCCAAAGCCTCCTGCGCCAGTAGATCTTGCGGGCTCGACCGTGGCGCCGACGCAGCCAGTACGGCCGCAGGTATGGGGTCCTGGTCGGCTCCCGGCCCTACGGCCGGGCTGGTTGCAGGCGTCCCCTCGATAGCGACATTCGCGGTGACCGGCTGCTTTTCAGTAGCACGTCCCTGTTCTGAGGATTCCGATGGTATTCCAAGAATACCTTTGGTGAAGTCCCTCAACGCGCCTGACATTGACGGCGAAGTCAGCACTACTATGCCCAGGCCAATCCCTCCAAAAAAGCCACCGAGACCAAGCCGCTTGTCGATCATACCGCCTCCGATGAGCAGGGACATGCCGCCAACAATACCAGATACATATTATAGTTGATAAAACTAATATGGGTAAATTGCGATCCGTCCCCCCATGGATATGCGGAAGCTGGTGGGGAGGAATGTCGCTCGTTTGCGTCGAGAGAAGGGCTTGACCCAAGAGGATGTCGCGGCACGTTCAGGCTTCAGCCAGCAGTATCTAAGCAGTCTTGAAAGTGGCCGGCGCAACCCCACCGTTATTACGCTTTATGAATTGGCCCAGGCGCTTGGGGTTAGCCACGTTGCTTTGGTAACCCCTGATGGCGAACCATGATTGACAGGCAGGGCAGGCTGCGCACCAGTCCGCATTGCGCCCATTCCAGACGTAGATCGCCTCAGTTGCTCAGTCCAAAACCGGACATTCTTTCAGGCGCTCGTTCCCTCGTCCGATGGACGGAGAATCCGTTGCTTCGACAGCCTCGTCCAGTTGTACCCAAGGTTGAAGGTGCCTGAGTAAGACGGCAAGGAACAGGCGGAGGCTAAGTCTTTGAATGCTGCGGGGCTTGCCGGCTAATGATTTCCTCAATGG